GTCGTTTAGTTTTCTAACTCTTACTATTTTTTTCATATCTCCTCGTTTTCTTTATTGTCTCTATTATTGCTCTTACTTTTTTTGTTAGTGTGTTTTCTTGTAGTCTCTCTATTTCTTTTTTTCTATTCTTCATTGTCATTCTAGGTAAGTAACATTCCAGTGTAGTTTTTCCGTCATCACTAGAACGCAACCAAGTGTGCAAATAATTAATATCAAATCTTTGTAGCACTGTTGGACTTGCTCGACCAATCCTAATCTTAATTGATTTATTTCCGTAGGGCTTATAGCAATGATGATACTTCCTATCAGTCCTAATATACCAGAAATATGTGCCACAATTAATTAGCTTCCACATTCTTATTGATAGTTATTCCCACTGGGATAAAAGGTATTAGTCCAATCTTCTCAAAGTTTTTAGCCTTAGCTTTAAAGTCTTCTCCAAACAATTGATAAAGACATTCTTTTTTAATACTCTCCCACCATTCATTTGTGTCCCATTTTCTAGGGTCTTGTATGAGGTAGTAGTTTGTGAAGGAAGACCTAAACCCTGTGTTAGACATAGGAAGTCTATACTCTTTTTTCTTTTTGTAAGTTGTAATACCATCTTCATCTGCGATTTCATCGCACTCTTCATACTCTTTAGACTCATCCCCATAGATTCTTGATACATCTGCTAATTTTTTATTTATAAATTGATGATGTAATTGATAACGCCGTTCATCCCATACTTCATCCATCCATGATACCTCTGTGTAAATAAGAGATGAAACACCAAATAATTTTATCTCGGATACAACATGAGACTTCTTATAAAATTCATACTTAGTAAAGTCTGTCATTGAAAAAGCTCCTTCAGTTCTTCTTGATTTAGATACTTAATATCATCATCTAGTATCTTAACTTCTGTATCTACATAATACATGAGTTCATTGGCAATGTCAAAAGCCTTGCTTGTTGCATCCTTATCAAGACACACATATAATTTTTTAAACTTTCTCATTGTGGGAATGTAACTTTGTTTAAGACTAGTCCCAAGGATAGCAACCCCAGTCATGTTAATAGAATGTAAACGACAAGCAGATATACAATCCTCTACAACGACTGCTGTGTCATAGTTTCCTACAACAAAGGGGTGCGTCTCATTACCATAAATATACCACTTAGGTTTTTCTTTTCCTAATGACCTACCAATTGCATTGACATACTTGTTATCTTTTTCGATAGGAAACACCAAACGATTTTGTTTTACATCATAATAAAAAGATAAGTGTCCCTCTTCCCACAGATAAAAAATATTATATTCTTTTAGTAGTAGTATAGAAGCTGTGCTTGTAGGTATGTTTATAAAATGTTTGGGTATAATAAATCGTTGAGTCTTTTGTTTGGTAGGGCTTAGATACTCCTCAATATCTTTAACAGATAACTCAGTAGTATGCCCACCCTTTATGTTACAAGACGCATGAAAACAATTCCATAATAGTTTGCCGTTCTCATTCCTAACACTGAAAGTATTACGATGGTAACAAAAAGGACAATCTATTCTTTTGCTAGTCCCAGTGGGAACATCAAGACTTTTTATTACTTCTAGTTCTTTTGACATTATCTCTTCTCTTTATTTTATATGTTTCTTTATCTATACCTATGCTAAAGTACCCAGATAGTATATCTGTAAGTTCATCTAACTCTTTCAACATGGCATCGGTAAGCTCTTGTTTTTTCTTATCAGTCTTTGTGGCCATACCATTCTACATTTTCTGTACCCTGTCTAACTACACACCCCAGTGGGGCCTCTTCACATACAGGATAGGATGGACAGCTTACATGCTTATCAATATAAACTCTTTTCTTTTTTATTTTTTTATACTTTACTTTTTTTTTCAACATACTCTTTAAATACCTCTGATATATCTTCCTTAGTTATAAATCTTTCCCAGTCTCCAAAGTTTGCATTTACATAATCCATAACAGACTTTAGTTCTAGCTCTCCTTTAGTAATGTGAACTTTTGAAATGGCTATACCAATATCATCTAGCATTGTTTCTTTTTTTTGTTCAGCATAAGAATCCCACTGGGGGTCACTCATCAAAAACCTCCAGGGATTTTAATTCTTTTGTAGGTATAGAGCCATGCTCATTAAATAAATTAAATTTATCTGCGTTAGTTAGCATAACTAATGTAACATGATTTCTAGGTTTTTCTAACAGCTCTGCTTCAATAGGAAATCCAAAATGCAATGCCAAAACTTTGTCTCCTTTTTTTAAATTAGCTAACCCATTACTCTTAATGGTATCTTGTAATTCACTCATAATAAAATCCTTTTGTTATAATTAAAATGAGAGAGACTCCCAGGAGCTAAATGAAAGTCTCTCTCTACTCTGCACAACTAATTATTTACAGAGATATGTGATAAGCCAACAACACTGAAGTCAATGCCACTACGCATTAACAGCTTTGCTGATTGCTCAAATTCTGCAGGTACAACTTGTAATGTTGTTATCCTATACAATTGGTTCTCCTCAATCTCTACTTTCTTTAATGTCCCACCATATCGTAGTAAACGCATTTGATGATACTTTAAATTAGTAAAGTCATGAGGTTGCCATTCGGGTTCTCCATTTAGTTCTGCCTGTTTTTCTATGTACTGTCTATTGCTAAACTCACATACAGTAGTGCCTAACTCTTTAGGCATGGTCGAGGGCTTCCCACTGGTAGTATAAGATTGACCATCAATATATGATTTAGATTTATTTCTAACACCAAACTTATATATACCTTCTCGCATGTTGCCGTTCTTCTTTTCAAACATCATGTAGAAAAAGCCATTACCAATATGATTGCGTAACACTTGTTCTAATGTGTTTACTTGTCCTACTTGTGCCATACTATTTCCTTTCTAATTTAATAATAATGCCATGTACTTTGCTGTAACAAAAAATGTAGCAAACATTATGTTACTAACTACTATAAAAGCAATTACTTGCAGTGTAACTTCTCTTATATTTTTCATACTGCCTTCCTTTCTATTGGTCTGCTATGAGTCTTGAATATAATATTATCTTTAGTCTTTGTCCAACAGAGACCACAAGTCCCACAGTCCTTCGTTGCACCCAACTGTTCTGGACATACAATACCTTCTACTCCCATGTCCTCACTGTTAGCTGACAGCTCAACATGAGGCATATTAGAATAACGTATTGCAAATCTCTCCCAGTGGGAATCCCTTAATTTTTTGATAGCCTTACCTATAGGGGTGTTAGGCTTGTAAGCTGTGTACCCATAACAATAAATGTTTTCAAAGGTATCAAATACCATTCGCCAAAACTGTACATACTCCACGGAATAGAAGTCTCCAAGGACATGCAATCGTATTAGTATGGGGTATGGCTTTTTATTTATTTCTGTTAGTTCTCGCCACATTTTAAGCATAGTTGTTTTGTTTGTGGAAACTCTATGAGCAAATGGCATAGTGTTCCCATAGCAATCGTTCCAATGAAAGCAAGATTTGGGGCAAGTCTTACGCTCTTCAAATGTAACTGTATACATCCTAGCCCCCTTTAGTCTTCCCTTTGTAACCCACTTACCTAACTTGGCTTGTGTTGTTACCTGTTTAATAATCTTGAATTGATATTTACTAGAGGGGAAAACATTTCTCTTGTAAATAGTCCCAGTGGGAATAGTCATAGTTAGCTCCTTTGTTAGTGGCTTGGCACTTTGGAGTATACTTCTAAACTGTACCGAGTAACCAAGCCATTCTAGTATAGTGAGACCCGCCAAGGGCGTAGGTTTTCACTAACTATACTTATACCATTCCCAGTGGGCATAGTCAAATTTGTCGCACCCTCTAATGCTAAATCCTATTTGACTATATTAATATTAATGGTATAATGAATAACCCCCTTAGTGTGGGGGCCTTATATATATTACCTAGATGTGGAAATAATATGTAATAATTCCCTTTGGAATCTCTTTATATAGCATAACACACAGTACACACATCCTTGTTTTTTAACTACTCCTTTATTATTACAGTCACTACATTTGTATTTCATTAGCTCTCCTCCTACAGCTAGGGCAAAATCTTTCAAACCTTGTCATGGGAACTACGGCTGAACAGAGATTACATTTTCTTTTCTTTTTGTTTTCTTCTTTGTCTGCATCTGGTTTAGATGTATTATAATAATCATACTCTTTTTTATAATCTCTATCTTTCATTATGGATTTGTTTTCTGTATTGCTGTTATATAGAAGTTCTTAACCTTAGTTGATTTAGGGTTCTCAAATGTAACTGTACCTACAAATTCAAACCTAGCATTTAAATCTCTAAATTTATTCCCAGTGGGAATGTTTACAGGTAAGTATGTAGTCCATACATTATCCCTACAACTTGCATCAAACTTATCAAAGTTTATGTGTAAGTCTTTGTTTTTATCTAACCATACTTTCATAATAACACTGTCCTTCCATTTGTTTTGTACTTGTATCTCTCTCTATAAAAATTATCTGATAGTCTATTACAAGTAATACTCTCTCTAACATCATACTTTTTAAACCCTTTTATCATACTCCATTCTCCATCTTTAAATTCTTTTTCAATATCAGATTTTCGTAACCTTATATAAGGGTTTTCCAATCTTCTCATTACCTTATTTTTTTCCCATATTTTTCTTTGGGGTCTACAATTTTGTATTGGTTCTCTAGATTTTTTCAATGTCTTTTCAACATACAATTTTGTATTCTCACTGGGAATAAGATATTCTATATTATGTACTTTGTATTGTCTATTCTTACAAAATATTCTATTATATGTAAAACGTAAAAAAGTTTTGTATTTGTAAGACCAAAAGGGGTGCGTTGTCTCTAATCTATAAGGGCTTACAGATTTTCTCTCTTTTGATTGTACGTTATATTTAGGTTTAAACTTTGCAATTAGCTGTTGCTCTCTGTACTCCATGTAATTGTAATTATCTGAGTAATGTTTAGATTTAATTAATCTATAATAGTCAAAGTCTTTATCTTTTTTATGTTGTCTTATTCTTGTATAAACATTTCTACTAATTCCTATGTACACAATGTCTAACTTTTTGTTGTTAGATTTTTTTAATAGGAAATATATTAATAAATTACACGGAAAATCTTTATAAACTTTTTTGTACCTTTTTAATTTTACGTTCATTTTTATTTTTCCTTTTCTTTTTTTTATTATCTTTTACTTCTGTTGTAAAGTCTAGTTTAGTCCCATAGTAATAAGCCGTTGTTGTTTCATAAGGATATATTTTTCTTTGCTCCTTATAA